AGACAAGCAAGGCGTCTTTCATTACTTCGATGTCAAGACCTTGTCCCGCCGCAAGGACGACTCCGTTATCTCTCGTACTCTATCTGACCTCCAACAAAAACTAGGTATTCAACTTCTTTACGTCTGCCTAGACACGGGGCAGGTACAAAAATATCCACATCAATTCCCCCGCGAAGCACCCCTGAAAAACTCTGCTCAAAATGCTGCTAACCGCCGGTTCAACGGGGAGAAACCTGCAACCATTTCCGAGCTTCTTCACCCAAAGTCTTTGCCGACAGATCAATCTTCGCTCGAAGAGACCTGACGATATGCTCGTCAATAGAGTTTCGGGTGACCAGATCAACATAGGTTACTGAATTCTTTTGCCCGATTCTATGACATCGATCCTCGGACTGTACTCTCGTCTCCAAGTTAAAGTCGTTTGCATAATAGATCACGTTCGTTGCTGCCGTCAGCGTCAGGCCATAGCCTGCGGTCTGAGGGTTTGCCACGAAGAACCTCGCATCTTCAAACTGGAACCTACGAACCGCCGTTTGCCTGTCCTCGTCACTGGTGTCACCGAAGTATGACACGACCGATTCAGCGCCATAGGTTTTAGCTAAAGTAGCTACAATAGCTTTTATGTCATACCGAAACCGTGACCAGATGATAACCTTTCCATTCATCTCCTCAACCGTCTCTAGAAGGGCTGTGGTGCGGTTCGTGGGTACTTCGACTAGCTCTCCATCGTCGGTCATCAAGTGGCCGCACAGCAACTGCTGAAGGCGCAGCAATTGGGTCATCACCGCCGGGGCAGACACCAACTCACCGTCATCGAGCAATGCAATGGCTGCATTCTTCAACGACATATAATGTTTAAGCTGCTCGTCAGTCAGAGATACTTCTCGAACTGTGTATATTTTGTCTGGTAGATCAAGCGCATCCTCTTTCGTAACACGATACGAGAAAGTCTCCAGACGCTCTGCCAACTCCGTAAGATTTCTGTATCCCACGATCTGCTGAAAGCTATGGGAGCCCATCCGTTGAGTTCTTGTGATGGCATATCTGCCTTGAAACGAATAGTATGAGTCGAATCCAAGCAGTCGTTTGTCCATAAACTCACATTGCGAGTAAAGATCCATCGGCGATTTAGTAACTGGCGACCCCGTGAGTATACGGCGAAACGATGCACTCTTACCAATCGTAACGATCGCCTTAGTCCGCTTGGCTTTGGGGTTCTTAATAGTAGTTGACTCATCAACCGCAAATAAAAACGCCGATCCGCGAACAAACATCTCCAAGTATTTTCGTACCTTAGCTGTTGCAAACCCTTCAACATTAACAAGGAGGATGCGCAGCTTTTCACGCTGCGAAACACCTTCCGAGAGGTGGTCTTTTTGAGCCTTGTTTGGGTTCGGATTCCAAACATAAACCTCGTGGTCAATGTCCTCCGGAAGATGAGTTGGTATCTCAGATATCTCCCAGTTTCGGTACACACCCTTTGGAGCAACGATGATGGCTGTATCGATCTTGCCTTGTGAATAAAGCCACACCATGTTGTCGATGAGAACTTTGGATTTCCCACATCCCATTTCCATGAAATAGGCGTAGTTCGTTTTGTTGTACGACCTTTCAAGCGCAACGCGCTGATGCTCGTACGGCTTGGTTTTGAAATTGAATTCCACTTGCCCCTCACAATCTTTTTACTCTTCTGGGTATTCTAAATCTTCAGACATGAGTGCGAACTTCGCTGTCTCTAGATAGAAAAGAATGTCTGACACATCTTCTTTTGATGTGAGCATTTTGATGCTGCCATCAGGTGCTCCCCCAAGAATAACCACATCCTCGAGTATCTTCCCCGCCACCTCGCAAAGGTCAGGGACGGAGACAAACTTTACCTCCATCCTTTTAGGGAAGTTAACCACGTTATCGTTGATACCATCAGTCATTGTTAGGGAGTTCCTTTAATAAACGATTTGCTCTGTTACGCATATCGACATAAGTTTCTAAACGTTTCCGCGTTTTCTCTGCCTCGCGAATCAAGCCAGCAGCTTGCAACTCTACAAGCTCTTCGTCAAGTATCCTAATGATACGATTTATCCCCGCAGTATTCTGTTCCATGCCAACTCTAGCCTTTCATAATCTTCCACAGTGTATGTGTCCGGATAATCATTCATGGATTCCATTTTTTCCAGCACAAGTTGGTCGATAATTGTCACCGCATCTGACCATAAAATATTTTTCTTGACCATTGCGTCAGCAAAAATCTGATCCTCTGTTGGTTCTAACCGCGTCTCGTACATATCCGACTCCCACTCAGATGGCATAGTATCATCCTTTATCTTATCAGATGGTGTACTAGTGTCAATGATAGCTAGCTTGCACAAAGAGCACTGCTTCTTGTATGTCGGTGCAACCTGATGCTCGATACTCCCACCGCACTTGGGGCAACGACCTGCGTCCAACAGTTCTTGCCACGATCCATCGCCTTTCACAATACTTTTCAATGTTCTACCCTCCCTGTCTGTAAGTTTGCCGCCGCACTAGCCGCTGCGCTAACCAATGCAGTGGCGTTTAGGTAAGTGACAAAAGCTGGATCATCGTGATTGTTACTGATGAGCAGCATCTGACCTGTCGAAATAAAAAGAAAAGAAATTAAATCAGGATCTGCCCCAAGCTGTTGTAGTTCTGTAAGCAGATCTTCAATCTTACTCCCCACCTCAGCCGTAGACTCGTCATCCATAAAACCAAGTTTATCCATTTGCTTTCTTCTTTCTGCTGAACGTGCCGAACTTGACCGTCTCAGCCTTTCGCTTCGCATCCTTCTGGGCTTTGGTCAGGGGGGCATCGCCCTGATTTAGGGAAGACACACCGCCCATCCTCGAGACGACTTCTGTTGGCTTTTTAACCACCTGCCCCAAACAATCCGCGAACTTCGCCCTTGGATCATCAACAAAACCCATAACTAAATGCTCCTCGTCTGTGTTCGTACCAAGCTGACCTGCTCGATTCTCATTTTGTGCGCCGCACTTAATCTTTTCAACGTGCGCTTTATTCTGTTCCTACCAAGACCCGTTGCCATGCCTTTGGTATCCGCCCTGATCTTGTAGCTTCTCGTGTACTGCACACGAAAGGTTACAAGAAATCGACCCGCTCTCTTATCCTCTTCATACACGGCGGTCTTATTACCAACCAAGAAGCCCGAAATGTTCGGGATGACCTCATCATTCTGCATACTTCTTCCCCTTCTTTCGTTTGTACGTCCCCGGATTGCCACCAAAATGAGAGACATGAATATTCATTCTGATCTTGTCGCGGTTGGCTCTTTGTGCCGGAGACTGAATGTCCCCTCGAGTGTGGTTGCGCCGCTTTGGTGGCACAACCTCTGGCACTTGAAGCAAAGCCTTGACCTCATCATCATTCAGCATCGTTCTCGATCCTCTCCATTTGTGCCTCCTCCCAGAGAGCCACATAATACTCACCATGAAGCTCGATCCACGAATCTTTGTCCATATGGAGCGCATCTTCCTGCATCTCCATCATCCAACCTTTAACCTTACCCATATCATGTACCTCGCTTTTCTTCGGCCTCGTTACAAAAAGTCCTGATAAGAGGCATACCTTCTGCGTTTCTGTCTCTTAACATATAAAACATTCGGTAGTCCTCTGCTTTAGCTGCGGCCTCACAGATTTTCTCTCGCGGATATTTATCTGCGCTCACCTTGCTATAACACTTGTTGATCGGATCACCGCTAAAGTTAGTCACCATGCAGATCACTATTAAATATTCCCACATAAAATCATCCCCAATCCTTTCTGTTTTCCTCTTCATTATAGCCCTTGGTGTAAGCAACAATCTCATCGACTGTCATATCTTGTAACTCGATCCTCGAACCTTTGCCTGTCCCCTCTGGATACCAGTGGGGGTCGAAGCTGCGACCATAATACCTGTCCGCCGAACCTCGATCACGCGGACTGCCGTGCGCGGTGTTAAAACTTTGCGACATAACTCAATCCCTCCAATTGAAAAGCCTTCATTTCCTGATATTCACGCCACTTCGCATCGATCTCCGCTTGTGACACCTCCTCGAATATGGCATCTCCGAATGCCTTCATCGTCCGCCGAACCTCTTCATCGACATGAATTAAACGATCATCCTTCATCGTTTCCCTCCAGATTAAACTGCCGGCGTAGCTGCCACATACTGTCGTCAAGTTTCTTGACATCAGACATCCACAAATCCTGACACTCATGCAGGCTTATCATCGCACCACTGATCGCATCATAGGCTTTCTTCACTGCATCGCGTTGCTCTTGCGACAGCTTGTTGATGCCCTTCTGACGATCCGCATGATCCTTCTCGCGCTGCTTATCCCAGTAAGCAGACTTTTCTTCCATTGTCCAATCCGAAAAACCTTCTGGTAAATTACTCATTTCCTACCTCCATTGCCCATAAAACTTCTGCATCAGTGCCACCAGTCAGTGCCACCACTTCGACCATTGCTTTGATCTCTGCCTCATCAAGGCCGTCAGCTTGGACGACCACCTCACGTTCGGTCGTGACCCGAACATTCACACGATATGATCCACGATTAGTCATCGTCCATCTCCTCTTGCGTGTAATAGCAATAGAACTGACACTTGGGGCATTGCTCCGGAAGCGGCGCGATATGCTCTTCTGTGTGCTTGCAGTTCAAACACTCCATTAAAGTTTTAGTCATCACTCGTACTCCTCTACGCTCACATCCTCTGGACGTTTTCGGCTATCGAAACAAAAATTCTCTGAAGCAGGGTAGTCAGGGTAGTATGTCTCGAACGATCCCCCCTCATCCCACTGCACCTCGAGCCGATCATATTTCACATACCAATGATGTGCGTCATCGAGATCACGATCCAAGACCCACTCGCTGGCCGTTTGATATGTAGCCGTAACTAGCCACTGTTTTTTCTTAGTCATCAGCAAAATACCTCCTTACCAAATACACCTAGCTGGATGATTAAGTCATAGTCATAGGCATCCAGTTGACCTATGTCCTCGAACACCTGCACCTGACGTTTGCCGTCAAGCAGTGTGATGCCATCGAGGATCACATCAAATGCGTTGCGATACCACCGCACTGGCTCATAGTCCTCGACATGAATGACGACCTCAAAGTTCTTGTCCACAATTTCATAGCCAGACTTTAGGTCATTGCCATTTGTATGTATGCCCTCGATCCAGTGGTTGCTGCCGCCCTCGAGCGCACCAATCCAAATGCATCCGGCAATGTCCGCCCACTCTTCGCGAGTCGGGGCATGAATGATAGTCACTGTCGGTAACTTACTCATCACATTACCTCCTTCCAATTACGAATGCTGGGAGAGTCGTCCTCCCAAATCATTTGGGTTTCTTGGTCATAACGCAAACTTATCCATTCCGGACAACCGTCTGTAGCTAGATCAAACAACTCATGCGCCAGTTTGTCTGCGGCCTCGACCGACTCAGCGCGAACCTCGATCTGTTTCCAGACCACCGCATTTATTTCCACAAGATAGGTTTTCATTCTATTATCCACCCTTCCTCGCATTGCTTTGCCGGTGATCATCGCTCACCTCCCAAATCCCCTCCATAGTCCAGTCGTGACCGTTATCAACTCTTGTCCAGACTTCATCATCTATATTTGATGGTGCGTCCATCTCGTTTGCTAACTTCCACGCCTCATCCTCACTGGATGCTTCTATGAAAACCTCATATGCCACATCCATCGTGGCGGTTACCTTATAAGTTTTCATTCTATTATCCACCCTTCCTCGATTAACTGCTGGGCAATGTCGTTAGCAAACCGATGGTCAATGACCAACGCATCACCCCAACGAATATGAAAATCCTCAGTGCCTTCACACGCCTGATCCAAATTGTCCTTGGCTGCACCATTCAACGGCTGGCACAAGAATATAGAGCCGTGGTTCTCGAACCTGTAATCAACTTGCTGCATTACTTCATCCCCCTTGCTTTCATCCCATAATAACCTAGCTTTGCTTTGCGGATCATCTCGACCACCTCTTCATAAGTATGCTTCACGGCAAAACCATTGACCGACGCATAATCCTGATAATAACTTTCAACAGCATTGACGTGTCTTCTGATCTTGCCAGACATCACCGAAAACTTTGAGTCGCAAAGATAGTACGAACCACCATCACGCAACTTCAATTCCAGTTCGATTACCTTATCCATTCTTCTTACTCCCACACTTGATAGGCTTGGACATAACTTCCTTTAACCAAGCACGATTGTTGATAGCCAGATGCAAGACCCGCGCACCTAATGACGGCTTGCGTAATCCTACTGTGTAAACCTTTGTTTCCATGTCGTTGCCCCTTGAACCTCGAACCTCGCACCTTTATAGTTAGGTGACTGTATGGGATAACCGTATCAGATAAATCCCATATGTCAAAGCATAAAAATGCAGGGCATATAGTGTTTTCTACGGGTTGTGATGAAATTTAAAAAAAAATTGAAATTAAGTGATACAACGGTACAAATGATACAACCCTTACTGGATAAGGGTTACAGCTGTACCACTTCTGTACCACTGTAACACTTTCAACCCCTGTTGATGGTCGCGAGATCGGATTTTTGGTTTTAAAAAAAAAGAAAGGCAAAAAAAACATTATGGAGACTGATGATAGTTTGCCCAAGAACAAGGGCGGTAGACCTGCTGGATTGACAAACAGGCAGCGAGAGTTTGCAAAGTTTTACGTTGATGGTCGCTGGTCGAATGCTGAATGCGCTCGAAAGGCTGGCTATGCTGAAGGCAGCGCGGCTCAACACGCAGCCAAGCTGCTTGACGGCAAGTCTTTCCCCGAAGTGCCGGAACTTATCAAAGAACTTAGACAGGCTCGAGAACGCAAATACGGCGTGACCCTGATCAATCAGTTGAAGCGGTTCGATGAACTGTCTCGATCGGCTGAAGAGGCTGGACAGTTTTCCGCTGCCATCAACGCTGAGAAGATACGCTCGAGCCTTGGCGGGTTGACCATCGATCGGCGCGAGTCCACGCACGTCCACCAGCTTGATAATATGTCGCGTGAGGATATCGCTGCCCGACTGATAGCTATCCGAAAGCAATACCCAAGCGCATTCCCCGAACCTGAGATGAAAAGAGTTGAAGATGCCAAAGACAGAGCAATCACTGTGGACATCGTTGAAGCAGAATTTGCCGAAAAAGACCCACTTCCAGCGGGTGGAAAATCGGACAGGCGAGGGGATGCCTGATGTATATTTGTGCATAAATGGTGTGCCAATCTGGGCTGAGTTAAAAATAATTAAAAATGGACGAGTATCCATCTCAAAATCACAGATAGCATGGCATCTCTCACATACGCGGTGCAGGGGCGTAAGTTTTTTCTTGTTACACTGCCCCTCTGAGGGCGATGTATTATTATTTGACGGCGGTTTTGCGGTCGAGTTGCAAGGATCGAGGATCGAGGATCTGCGACCTGCGGCTCGATGGTGTGGTGATATACGATCTGCGCCCTTGGCGCTGCGCGCCTGCGCCCTAGAATCGTGGATCGAGGTTCGATGACCTGCGCCCTGCGCCCTCGATCCTCGATGCTGCGCCCTGCGCCCTCGATCATATGATATAGGTATAAAGAAAATACCCTGCCATCCTATCGGATGGCAGGGTATCAGGGGAAACCCTATTAAAATTCATTTTCTAGTTCTTCGATAGCATCCTCTAGAAGATCGCCAATAGTGTCTTGATTTTCTGTGCCATCATGGACACGCTTTAAATTAAGCAAGTCATTTGCTTTAAGCGTTTTATACACATCAACCAAATTAAAATAAGCATTACTAAGATTATCCATATCTACCCCCTAGTGTTGATAGTAAGTGACGTTTGAAACTTTACGATCCCAACAAGCGCGGCAATCTTTGCACTTGCCTTCTTGCGTAGGCGCTGGGCATAGGTGGCCGGTAATGTTTCCGCCGTGGCTGGCGACTGTGCTTGTATTCTGCCAAGCCTTGGCCGGCGCGTCGTCGATCATATGAGCGGACATTCGCAACGTGACATTGGCCGGCAGGCTTCTTGTGCGCAGAACGTCGCCCCAAATTTTATATTCGCGGCTTGGTATCCAGTGGATTTTGTCCGGTGTCGCCTCGCATATGTCCAGAATATTGTGACCCATTGCGACGCTATCAACGTCGCCACTATCAAACCACCGGAATTCTGGCTTGCGTAGTGTATTCAGTAGCGCGACCATACGCGGCACAAAATCGATTGAGTGAAAGAACACCTCGCGACGTTCCATAGCCTGCTTTACGTTTGGCATGTTATACATGCCCTTGAGCGCGTAACACTTTTCGCAAGTGCTGCCCTTAATCTTGCGCAGTCTTTGCCCAACGTGGCAAAGCCGGGCTGATCTACTGATCGAATGACCGGGCATTTTAGATACATTTGATAGCATTCTCTTGTCTTGGTTTGTCATGGATTTTTCCCCTTCCATAATTAATTCATAAGATCTTATCGGATTTTATGGGAT